AGTTTAAAGGTATCATAGAAAGACTACGTCATGTAGAACCACCTAAGTTTGACTGGCGTAGTTATGTCAGAAGATTTGCAGGTGGTGCTAAAGAAGTATTCACTAAGAAACTAAGACGTAAAGACAACAAGAGGTTTGAAGAGAACCCTGGTCTTAAGATTAAAAACAAGAGACACTTGTTGGTTGCCATAGATACCAGCGGTTCTGTAAGTGATAAAGAAGTTAAGGAGTTCCTTAACGAGATACATCACATACATAAGACTGGTAGTGAAGTAACTATCTTGCAATGTGATACTAACATTCGCAGTATTGAGAAGTACAAACCTAATGAAGATATAACTCTTCACGGCAGAGGAGGTACCGACTTTGATCCTGTGCTAGAGTATTACAATGAGAATCAAAGAAAGTATACGTGCTTATTCTATCTCACAGATGGTGAGTGTAGCACTGATGTAAAACCGAGAGGTAAAATGTTGTGGGTAATATCTACCCGTGGTGAAATTAACAAAGGTCTTCCAGGACCACAAATCAAATTAAATTAAAGTGATATGGCAAAGCAAGTACAGTTAAACACAGATGAGTTAAATCAATTTATTACTCACGTTGTAAATAATAATAAGTATCTACAGGAGAATGGAAAGATTCCTGTAGCTGTAAATATTGAAGGTGAAGCGGGTATTGGTAAGACTACTACTATCTTACAGTATGCTAAAGAAAACAACCTTCACTTTGTAAAGTTATCCTTGAGTCAGCTTGAGGAGTTGGGTGACTTAGTAGGTTTTCCTATTAAGGAATTTGAAGTTGCTAAAACTACTGAGGAGGGTAAGCGTGTAGCCAAGTGGATTCCTGAGAACATTATGCCACTATATATTCAGCAGAAGTATGTTCCTACTGGAGAAAAGCGTATGACTCATGCTCAACCAGAATGGATTCAAGGTAAGGGTGAGAATGGTCTCTTGATTCTTGATGACTATACTCGTGCTGATGCTAGGTTCATGCAAGCTACTATGGAAATCATTGACCGTCAGGAATATGTATCATGGAAGCTACCAAAAGGTTGGACTGTAATCTTGACTAGTAATCCTGACAATGGTGACTATCAAGTTACTTCTTTGGATGAGGCTCAGAAGACTCGCTTTATTACAAGTTACTTGAAGTTTGACATGGACTGTTGGGCTAGATGGGCAGAGCAAAATGATATTGATACTCGCTGTATTAACTTCATGTTGTTACATCCGGAGTTAACTGAGAAGCGTGCTAATGCTCGTAGCTTCACTACATTCTTTAACTCTATTTCTAGTCTAGAAAGCTTTGAGGAGAGCTTGCCTATAATTCAGATGATTGGCGAAGGGTCCGTAGGTGGTGAGTTTGCTACCATGTTTACTATGTTCATCAACAACAAGCTTGATAAGTTGGTAACTCCTAAAGATGTATTGACTAACAACAGTTGGGAGTATATCAAAGGACAACTTAAGTCTTGTATTGGTGAAGGTAATAACTACCGTGCAGATATTGCTAGCTTGATGACTACTCGTATCATCAACTATGCAGTGCACTATAGTAATAACAACACTGTAACTCAACCATTAATTGAACGTGTTACTAACTTGATTACTGATGATATCTTCAGCAATGACCTTAAGTATTATATTGTTAAGGGTATCCTTAATGGTAATAAGCAGAAGTGGTCTAAGTTGATGTTGAACCCAGAGGTAATCAAAATGACTGTAAAATAATGCAAAACAACATTAGTAGTACCTTAGAAGACTCTACTTTACCAAGCAAGCTAAGATTTGTAGAAGGATCCTTTAAATATGTTTACATGTTTAGTACGGATGACTACGCTAGTGGTATTGGTGTAACTGAGTTGTATAAGATCTCTGATGAAAGCAGAAGTAAAATAGCGTCACTCCTGAAAGGGGGTGATGCTTATACTCCTGTTTCTGGAGATAAGATTTATTTATTACCAGACTCTAAGATACCTAGTTATAAAATCAAAGAGTATTGTAAATCTAGTGGTCTAACCATCACTAATAGTATAGAGAAAGCTACTGTTATATTAGGCACTGAAGAGAATATTCTTGACCCTGCTACGTATGACGATGGTATGTATCAGTATCCAAATGGTTGTATTGTAGGTGAACACTATAGTCCTTTAGTTACTTATAATGAAACTCTTGTAAACTTTATAAAAAGCAAGAATACATTTACTGTAATTCCTTCGACAGGTATAGATTATCATGACATGCTAAAACCAGAGGATACTATTGTTTTAACTAGAGCACTTGCATCACATTATTCTAGTAGTGCATATACAGATAATCTAGGAACTCCTGTTACACAGTGGGCTCTTAATGCTGAGAGTCTCACCCTTGTATATAATATTTTATCTAAGAAGGTACCAGTAATGTCACAAGAACATTTTATTGAGACATGTGGTAACCAAGTATCTCTAGATGAAGACATGTATAATAGTTTAGATATGATGTTTAGTAGTCCTTCTAAAGAGGATCATCTTACAGCATCTAAAATTCTATTCAACTGTAATGTTAAAGATTCCATCTATCATGTGTGGAGACTAGCTAAAAAGCATAGTTATCGCATAGACACTGGTGATAACAATAGACTTAAAGAAGCTAAACTATTTAAATCTTTAGTAAGCTGGAGTCATCTAGAAGATCTAGATAATAGTGGAATACTAATACATCTTGCAAAACGTGGACAGTTAGTACAAGACGTTTTCTATAAACTTATCAATGAGATAGTTGATGAAGAAACAGATCGTGCTGCTAGAAAACTTGATCTAACCCATGTTACTGCAGAGATTACACCAAAGTATAATTACGAAGAATTCATTAAACCATATGGTCAACAAAATTCAAATTAACGTAGTAGAGTCACTGAATGTAAATTCAATGGGTCTTATTGAAAGTCTAAACTGTACTCAGAAAGAAGTAGTAAAGTTCACAGACAGTGCTTGGCAAAACATTAGATACTTTAAAGAGTTCTATGATGAGCATGTAAATAAAACTGTAGATTTAACTGGTGCCAAAACAATCTATATATCTCCTAAGTGTGAGGTATCTAGAGAGAAACTAAAGTCATTATTAGAGTCTACAGGTGTTCGTGTTATAAGAGATCCTGAGAAAGCAGACTTGATATTTACAAGTTTAAAGTACTGCTATGAGATAGCTGATACTATAACATATAAATGGTTTGCTGATTTTAGTCATCCTAATGGTGATCAAGCTTTCATGAGTCCTGATGATACAAAGTTGTTTAAGAACTCTTTGTTTAAGAGAGATGATATTAATAGAGATTTAGAAAGCTCTACGGATAAGATTAGTAGTAAGTATACAGCACGTCGTAGTTGGGGGAATACTAGTTTTGCAGATTTCAGTATAGCAGGTACGTATATGACTATGGAATCTATTGAAGCAAACCTTATCTTAAATAATCTCTTTAATAATGGTAGTGTTAAAGTATATGATGAGTCAGCTCTATTAGATAAGATGGGTGAAGCAGCAATAGATAAAGATACATATGAAGCCATCTTACAGATGTTTAACAGTTCTGATGCTACTAATCATACTGTTGCTATGACTATTATGGCTAACTGTAACTATAAGAAGAGTGCTGTATATCTAGCACAGATCTGTAGACTACACGGTAATAAAGTATGGGATCATCCTACTAGAAAAACTGTAGCATTCAAAGGTCTTATTAGTTTCTTAGGAAAAAGTATGAGATATAATTTTAGATTTGACTATGAAGATGTATTTAATATTGCTATAGAACAAGGTGACGTAACACCTGACGTAGTAGATTTCTTGTATGAGTTGGGTGCTGAAGAGTTTTCATCTGCAACAAGTATGATTGAGCCTACAGGCTATAAATTCTCTGAGGAAACATTAACCAAAATAAATAATAAACTAAATGATAACGGATTTCCAAGCAGAGGAGAGATTCTACAGCAAGAAGTTCAGGTTCAGTTACAGCAGCCTGAACAAGCTGATGTATGTACCGAACTCTTTTTATAAGCACTATATTCTTGGTGACCGTGAAGACAGGCTTGACTCTCACTTAATTGAGGGTCGGGCTCTTCACTGTCTACTATTAGAAGAAGAAAAGTTTAATGACCAGTTTGTAGTATCACTTGCTACATTACCTGGGGACAACGCACGTAAAGTTATTGACAAAGTGTATGCACTATCTTGCCAAGATGGTTGTGATGGTATACCTTTGTCATCTCATGAGGTAGTCATACTTGATGTTCTAAGAGAGATTAATCTACACCAAAGTCTTAAAACAGACCAACAGCGTATAGAGAAGATGCTCACTGTAGAGAACATTAACTATTATGAGTTTCTCAAATCAAAGGGTTCTAAGACTGTTATAGACCAGGAAACCTATGATAGACTCAAGGGTTATGTAGAAATCATTTTGAGTAATGACTCAGTTACTAGCTTACTTCAGTTAGGTTCTCCTAACAGTTGGAGTGAGGTGCCACTAGAGGCTGAGACTAAATTCTCATTTGGTTTGAAAGGTATTATAGACAATTATGTTTATGATCCTGAAACTAAAGTTGTTACAATTAATGACTTTAAGACTACAGGTAAAACCATTTCAGAGTTTAGAGAAACTGTTGAGTACTACAAGTATTGGATGCAAGCTGCTATGTATTACAAACTAATACAAGCAAACTTTACAGGTCTTAAAGAGATCAGATTTAATTTCATAGTTATTGATAAGTACCAACAGGTATTCGCGTTTCCTGTTTGTGCTGCTACGTTGCATAGCTGGATCTGGAATCTTGATGAGATCTTAATGAAGGCAGAGTATCACTATACAAGTAGAAGGTATGACTTACCTTATGATTATATTGTAAATAAAGTAACACTCTAAATTATGATTAAACAGGTTCTTAGTAAGTACACACAAAAGTCTAGAGTCTTTCTCTTTCCATTACTGGGTTTTCCCAGAATCTCTGTCACTAATCCAATTCAAACTTATACATCTTGGGATGGTAAGTATGATGCTAATGACCTGAGACTAATCTGTGAGTATCCTAATAGGACAGATGATGAGTTTAAGAACTTTGAATCTAAGAAATTACTAGGCCATGTTCACTTTTTAGATTTTCATGAGACCGAAAATGACACGGGCTTATATGTATTTGATTTATCTGCGCATGCTAGAACTTGGGAGTTAGTCCATGCCGGTGGTTACTCCATGATTCCAGATGAAGATAAAGTTAAAATACGAAAATATTTCTCAGCAAATTCTTCTAGCGCGGAGCACATAGATAGTTATCTAACTCCTGAGAGATATTTTAAAGTTTATGCAAACTTATTAAATGTAGAAGAATCCTTACTTAGAGAAGTCGGTGAGCTGTGCAGTAAGCCAGATCTTAACCAAGAAAAGCTGATTGTTAAAATAAAAGATGTTCAGCTTTTTTGATCTTTAGTATATTTGAACTCACTAAAAAATTTTTATGAAAAACAGTATGATGTTAATTACGTCTTCTTGGAAAGAACAGAAGACTTTTAAAATGATTCCAACGGATATGAACTGTCCATTTGTTGAATGTATCTATGACAATGAAGTACATGTACTAGCAGTAGTAGGTAAGTCACAGAAAAATACATTCCACATGTTACCAAAGATTGATGCTAATGGAGATGTAGAGTTGCGTAAAACTCCTAGCAGAGAAGGTAAACCATTTAAAGAAGAGCGTCGCTCTATTGAAACTTATCAAGAGTATTATTTTGAGGATGAATCAGAGATTGAGGAGTTCATCAAATTGTTTGCTTTTAATGCAGATACTTTTGAGTATAAGCAGTATTTCAAAATAGCTGAATAGTTATGGCCAATTGGGTAATGGACTATGAGACTTTGATTAATTGTTTTGTAGCAGTATTTACTCACTATAAAGAAGATCAAACTAAAGTATTTGTTGTGCATAGACTCCGTAATGATTTTGCGGAACTGCATGAATTTTTACTAGATAATAAGTTTGATGAATCTTGGCATGTATCTTTTAACGGTATAGGATTTGACTCTCAGATTACTGAATACATAATCAGAGAAGGAGATGATCTACTAGGAAAAGATCCAGAAGAGATATCCCATTTGCTTTATCTGAAAGCTCAGGAGACAATTGAAAGGAGTAATGCTGGGGAGTTTCCAGAGTTTTCAGAAAAAGATCTTAGTGTAAAACAGCTAGATATATTCAAGCTAAATCACTGGGATAATAATGCAAAGAGATCTAGTCTTAAATGGATTCAGTTTTCTATGGATTGGCATAATGTAAGAGATATGCCTATACATCATAGTACTTATATTGAAACAGAAGATCAGATAAAGACTATTATAAGTTACTGTATTAATGACGTAGCTAGTACTAAGCAGATTATGATGCTTAGCAAAGAGCAGATTATGCTTAGGAAAGCTTTGACTAATGAGTATGGTATAAACTTATATAGTGCTTCAGAGCCTCGGATTTCTAAGGAGTTGTTTCTACACTTCTTAAGTGCCAAGACCGGGATAAAGAAGTATGATCTAAAACAAATGCGTACTAGGAGAGAAGAGATTAAAGTTGGGGAAATTATACTTCCGTATATCAAGTTTAATCGTAAGGAGTTTATTAATCTACATGATAAGTTTAAATCTCTAGTTATAGATCCTCAGAACTTAAAAGGTGCTTTCAAATACTCTATTCACCATAAAGGTGTTAAAACAGATTTTGGTTTTGGTGGTGTTCATGGTGCTACTAAGCCAGGTATCTATGAGGCTCAAGATGGAATGATCATTATGACTTCAGATGTTACCAGCTTCTATCCTAATCTAGCTATTAGAAATGGATGGTCTCCTGCACATATACCAAGAGATGAATTCTGTGAACAGTATGAATGGTTCTTTGAAGAGAGAAAGAAGATTCCTAAGAAAGATCCAAAGAACTATGTATACAAGATCATATTGAATAGTACTTATGGTCTCAGTAATGACGAGAATAGTTTCTTGTATGATCCTGAGTTTACTATGAGAATTACTATGAATGGTCAGCTTAGTCTGATGATGTTATATGAAATGTTATCAGATGCCATTCCTGGAAGTATACCTTTGATGCAAAACACTGATGGTTTAGAGATGATGATTCCTGCCCACTACAAAGATATATATCTTGATGTATGTAGTAAGTGGGAAGAAATGACTATGCTACAGTTAGAACATGATCAGTATAAGAAGATGATCATTGGTGATGTGAATAATTATATTGCAGTACTTAATGATAAAGAATTGAGTAAGGAAGATTGGGAAGCTGCAAAGAAGAAAACTCCGCACTATGTCTTCACAGAAAGTAACGGTAAGTATTTTGTAAATGCTACTAAATGTAAAGGTAGATTTGAGTTTACGGATCTAGCACTGCACAAAAACAAATCAGCCTTAATTATACCCAAGACTATTTATTACTTCTTTGTACACAATCAGGTTCCTGAAGTATTCATTCAGAATAATAGGAACATATTTGATTATGTAAAAGGTGTAAAGAAGAAAGGTGACTGGGTATTTATGGAAACATGTTTCTCTAAAGGTGAAAGACACAATAGAGACTTACAAGCAGTTGTAAGATATTATGTTTCTAATAAAGGCTGTAAGATTATCAAAGTAAACAAAGCTGATGGTAGAGAAATTCAAGTAGAGTCAGGACGTTGGCTACAGACGGAGTTTAATCTTTATGAGATTAAACCTTGGCAACAGTATGACATTAATGATGACTACTACTTAGAACAAGTCTATAAAGAAATTGAAAACATCAGCAGAAAGAAAGAAAATTCACAACTAACATTGTTTTAAAATGCCTATTAAATTATCAATGGGTGGGAGCACGGAGAGTTATCTTCGTGACTCCTCTCATATTCCCCAACATGGAGGAAGGTATAAAGTAATTACTAATGCATCTGTACTTGATACAGTGCGTGCAGAACTAGCAGCTGCTGGTTTAATTGTAGATAGAGAGTTGTTCTCTTCAAATGGTAAGGTTACGGTCGGTAACCATTATATGTCATATGGTACAGACCCTAATATAGGTATTGTATTTACCTGGGTTAACTCATATGATAAGAGTACTAAGTTCCACTGTAGTGTAGGTTTGCATTTTAAAGATACTGACGGAGTAATGATTACTTCAGACATGGCTTTCTTTATGCGTAAACACACAGGTACTGCAGACGTAGAGATGGTAGATAATGTAAAGAAGCAGATTGGTCATACTGATAGTTTCTATAATGAACTACTTAGACGTAAGACTGCATTGGAGTCTGTATTTGCAGCTAAGAATCAGTGTGGTGAAGTCATGGGTAAAGCATTTATAAATGATTATCTTAAAGCGGATCAATTAAACACAAGTAAGCATTACTATGATAAATTATTTGTGAAGTCTGATGATATATCTTTATGGGAAGTCTATGTAGGATTAGCTTATTCTATTCAACATAGTCACCCTAAGTTCTATACTAGATCTCACATTGGATGCTTTGACATAGTATATAATGAGATGGTACATACAGTTATTAGCAAACCTGTAATTCCGCAAGATGCATTTCCTGTAAACATCCTAGAAACTGATCCTAATCAGATGAATATCTTTGATGTTATTGAGGAAGAAGAACTACATGTAGATATGACTAATAACTTATTGATTCCCGGATTTGATAATGTAGAAAATACAGGTTCAGATTTTGACATTGACACTGTAAATGAACCTGTAATCTTTGACTTTGAGGAAGAGGAAGTTCCATTTGATACTACACCAGTACCAGATGCTTTCTATGAGGATCAAGAAAAAGTAGAAAGTTCTTTGCCAGATGAGTCAGATTTCTTTAACTTTGATAGCGATATCCTAGACTTACCAGAACTATAATAATGAACCCTGGGGGTGTGACCCTTGCATGCCCCCTTGGGGTTCTAACTTAAGATTATGAATAGAAAAGAATTTAATGCGCTAGTAGATAAGCGTAAAGAACTTATTGAATCAGTACTACAAAAGAAAGGTGCAGAATATGCTAACGAAGCAAATGTTTTTCACAACTTTGAAGAAGGTGCTAAGTTATCTTTTCATAGCAGTCGTGAGATGGTAGCATGGGAATACATGATTAAACATCTCCAGTCTATTAAAGATATGATTAGCAATAATACGGCCTACTCGGAACATATTATTCGTGAGAAGTTCGGTGATGCTATTAACTATATGATCTTAATAGAAGCTATGATGCTTGAGACTAATGGTTTACACAATAGATTTTGTGAAGCTATTAAAGAAACTAAAGCAAAAGCTGAAAAGAAGATAGAAGAGTTGAATAAGTCACAACAAGAAAGAGGAATTAATCAGATGGGTCTTCCTCACTTTCAAAGTACCCCAACAAGTAAAATGAAGTTTCAACAACTACCACCTAATTATGATGAGTGGTATTATTCCAGTTATTAATATGCAAGATATAATTAATGCAGTAAAGCACTTTCATGATGCATTCGGACAACACTACGCATCAGAACCAAGTTTAATCAAAGAAAAAGAATACCAACTAAGACATGATCTCCAAGCTGAAGAACTTTTTGAATACCTGCTCGCATGTCGTGAACATGATTTGGTGGGTATTGCTGATGCTCTCGGTGATCAGTTATATATACTTGTGGGTACCATTCTTAAACATGGTATGCAAGACAAGATTGTGGAAGTCTTTGAAGAGATTCAAAGATCTAACATGAGTAAGTTGGGAGAAGACGGATTACCTATCCTGAGAGAGGATGGTAAGATTCTTAAATCTAACTTGTATTCACCACCTAAGATTAAAGAGATCTTAGAAAAGAAGAAGTAATTAGCTGGGAGAGGAAGCCTTTTTTCTCTCCCAGTATAATTTTCTTACTAAAGATTGTTTTAGTTTAGATTCTTCTGAGTGTTTTCTACCTTTACCTGAAGGTGGATTTGTAAACAGTTCAGGATTTTCTTTTCTTCTTTTAATATTAGACTCTCTGTTTTTTTGTTTTGCTTCTTCAGACCATTTTCTACCATAGTTCCAATGTTTGGAACCACTTCTGTCAACAGACATTTGTTCTTTTTGAGAGTCTGTAAATCTGGCTTTTCCCTTATTAGAAGAACTAATCTTTTTTCTAGTTTCTTCTGATACTATAGCACCTTGACGAGGATGTTTATCGTAACGTATAGCTTTGTTTATACATTTGTTAATCCATACTTCAGGTTTTTGAAGAACCTTCATTCTTCTTAAAACTTTTTCTTCCCACTGAATAGCTTCTTGTTTATTAGCAAACACTTTTCGTATTTCAAATATAAAAGACTCCTTACCAAATTCTTTTATCTGTTGTTTAATATGCTTACTAGATGTGAAGTATTTACTCCAAAGATCATTCTCAGGTTTTGTTTTATTACCCCACCTGACTCCATAATATACCTTATTGGTAATTTTAGATTTAACTAAGTATGTGTATGCCATACTATAATATACGAAAAAATCTTTAAAATTCTCAAAGGTCCTAATTATTCTAAGCCAGATATTAAATCTATCCTAGAACAAAAAAAGTAAACCGTTAAGTTTACTTTTCAGATGATATAGTAAGACTATAAGCTTACCCTTGACCTCGGTAACGCTTCATATAGTTCTTACTAGTTTTTAGTTTACTTGCTTTCTTTTTAGCTACAATCCCCGGGCGCTTCTTACGAGTGCCTGCGGGTGCGTAGTTATTTTTACTAGTATTAACCTTAGCCATTACTTTTTCTTTTTCTTAATTGAACCACCTTTCTTCATACCAATTGGAGGTACACCTGATGCTGCCATACCTGCTTTCATACCAAGTTGTGCAAGTTGCTCAGGAGGTATACCAGTTTGTTGAGAAGCACCACCCATAATGTCACCGCCTATAATCTTACCGGTAGCTTCCATATAGTTATTTCTTCCTTGCTTATATCCTTTAAACAACTTTCCAATACCAAATAAAGCTTTTGGTAGAGGCTGTCTTGCTTGTTTAGCAATAGCGTCCAGATTATTGTTATCTGGTTTCATTGATTTCTTCATTACTTTTTCTTTTTTGAATACATTTCTTGCACCTTATTTAATGCTGTTACAGCTCCACCTTTTTTATAAGGAGTTTTGTAGTCATCTAGGATGCTCTTATTTTCTTTATTCTTAGGTTCTTTAAAACCGGGATCATTAGTCGTAGCTGGTTTAGGTGCCTTATCTTTAAATCCAGGATCATTGGTTTTAGTTCCCCCACTAGGTTTAGTAAGTTCTACAGGTTTTGCTTGGGTAGTAGTAGTACTTCCTTTTTTAGGATCATTATTAGAACCACCGCTATTATATTTTTTTATAGACTTCATATACTAATATAATCAAGATCCGCAATATAAACAACCATCATCATCATTATCATCATACCAGTCTTTCTTTTCTGACATAATACGACGTACTTCATCATCTACTTGTGAGTTAGTCCAGTCAGGATTCATAACCCTAATCTGTGCTCTTAAAAAATAAAAATTGCTATCCATTAGTTTGTTAGTATTAGTAGTGTACCGAGTACTAAGGTACTAATTGCTAACCCGAATGTGCAATTCTTATAGGTATTATTTTTACCTTTTAACTTTTCATTATCAAGAGTAAGCTTATTATAGTCTTCTATAAGAGCATTATGAGTATTACCTAGTTTTTTACAACCAGCTACTGTCTCGTTATACTTAGTTGTTAATAACTTAATCTCTAGGTTCTTATCAGTTATACTTTTTTCTAAATCTAGGATTATGCTATCCTTTAGAAGTACAGCATTAGAATAATAACGTAAGTCTACCAGGGCAGTAAGTACAGCACGTTCCTCTACAGGAGTAAGAAATACTCCTGACTGTCCATTAATTACTAATCTTTGGGGAGTAAATTGACCACATACTGTCAAGCTGCTTATCAGTAGCATGCTTAATAGTATTAACGTCTTGGTCACGTTGGTTCTTGTTTTCATTGTCTTTATCTTTTAAACGTCTAATATTAGCTGCTCGTAGACTATCTACATATACAAGACTGTCATGTAGCATTTTCATCTCAAGAGAATCTTTAGTAAGACTATCTAATGAGATTCTATCTTTTAGTTTATGATTCTGCATCTCTAGAGTACTACTCTTACACATCTCATAAACAAATACTGTAGCTACTATGCATATAATAACTACAAGAAAGATATCTTTAATTAGTTGATTCTGTTTCTGTTGGTTTATCATTGGTTTTCTTTTTAAATATTTCTTCTGCTACAGTACCACCGTATCCAGCTATTACTATTACTACTAACCAATCAAACACATAGTCTGGAGTCTTATGTTCTGTATATGTATTTATATACGCCAAAGACAACAATACAATAAGAGTTAATCCGGAACTAATTCTTTTAAAAGATAATTCTCCTTTAGAAGAGAATATGCTCTTCATGATGTTCTTCATTAAAATTCTTTTAAAAGAGTGTATGTAAACTTCTTAAATCCTGACTTCTTACACTTATTCAATAATGCGGCAAACTCTTTAGGATCATTAAGTACTTGACATCCTGCAGACCATTTATCTATAAGCTTAGATACTATACTAGGATTAGCTCTATGAATATTAATACCAAAGATACCAGTCTCAGTAACCTTAGATTCTTCAGCTACATCATTCTTATTACCATCTCTGTATACGGTAATAGGCTTACACTGAGTTAATGCTTCATACTTACCTTGGTGCATACCAACTTGCCAGCAGTCGTCCCATTGACCAGGAACTAACATAGCAGTACCTTTTGGGTTTAACAAGTTCTGCAACCAGTGAGTACCAGGATTTGTAGTACACGTATACCAGTTAATAGTATCTCTTTCTATTACTGCAATAAGATCATCAAACTGATTCTTAGCATTAGCATTAGATCTGATACCTACTAAATGAAACACAGGCCAATCATAACCGTGTTTTTTGAACTCTGCTTTAAGTTCGTCTACTGTGTACTTTTTCATAATTACTCTCTAAAAGTTAATAAAACTTATATTCTTAATTTACAAAAGATTAGGCACCTTTCCTATTTAAGTTACTGATAAAATTCTTAGTAGCCATAACTGGATCAACAGTAGCTCCTGTGAATCCAAACATCTTAGCAAAGTAGTTAGCCATCCTAGCTCCACCCTGTTGTTGGTAACTGTATGGTCCAACGGCTCTTTTATAGTAAGCACTCTCATCTCCACTAAGTAAGTTAATACCTTGACTTAATATTTTTACATAAGCTTCTATAGTAGATGTTACAGCCAAAGAGTCAAAGCTAAGGAAATCTGTATAAGCAGATAGTCCCATCTTTGGTAGAGGTACCCAGTTTAATTGTTCTTGTCTAGTCTGTAGAGTAAGCGCCAATAAGTTATTAGATATGTATCCTCCCATGTTAAACGGATGTTGAGGATCCTCTACAGATTTAACTACACCTAGGAAGTTAAAAGGAAGTGATCCTGATTTCTTTCTAAGCTTCTCGTATTTTTCATCATCATCTGCATCAAATCCGAATAGCATACTGATCATTAATGTCATAGCTATCATAATAGCAGCATCCATTAAGATTCTCATGAAAGCTTGCTTCTGTTCTTTAGTCATGGAACTGAAAGAAGCACCTCCAGTTTGAAGACCTTCTTTGATAGTTCTGAATGCTTCTACATAGAATCCCATGTAAGTATCATTAAGACCCGCATCATATCTTGCTTTAGGATCCATAACACTACCTCTAAACTGGAATCTATTCATAAACATTCTCATGAACCATCTCTTCAAGAACATTACTTGTCTGTATAGTAAGTATCTATCAGCTTCTGCATAATCAAACTTACCGAATGCACCATTCAGGTTATTACCTACAGCTTGAATTTTATTTCTATAAGCTTTAAAGTTAGCTCCTTCTGGTCCCCAAGATGAATCTACTCCCTCTTTTAATTGAGCTTGACCATCAACAACTTCCCAAGCTTCTATATAAGGAATCATGACTGTCTGGCCATCAATGGTTTGTGGAACTTTTTGTGAGTACATCATAGCACCGAAGATGCTGTATGACGCATTAAGTTCTGTCCACTTACGGGTATTAGTTAGTAGCCCTGAAATCTCAGTAGCATCTTTTAATCCTGTGCGTGTTAGGTTTTCACCAAACTTTTCTTCAAATCTTGCAGAGGTTGGATCAAATAATTCTGTAAGCTGAATGTTTAATGACTTAGGTCCATACTTATAGATTTGGAAAGAGGTCTCAGCCATAGTTTTGTTTGCCCACACTGTACCTTT